CAAGACATCATTCAATAGTCAGAGTGCGTTGGATAGAACAAACGTAGCACGTTTGATCGCTTATGTCCGTCGACAGTTGACTATAGCCGCAAGACCATTCGTATTCGAACCAAATGATCAGTTGACTCGTCAACAGATTGCAGGTGTTATCGAATCACTATTTGTTGATCTTGTTGCTAAACGAGGCATCTATGATTACTTGGTAATCTGTGATGAATCTAACAACACTCCTGCTAGAATAGATCGCAATGAGTTGTGGGTAGACGTAGCAATTGAGCCTGTCAAGGCTGCTGAGTTCATCTACATCCCAGTTCGTGTCTTGAACACAGGTGAGTTGTCAGGAGCGTAATAGAAAATATAAAGAGAGCCTCGCGAGGGGCTCTTAAATTGATAAATACTTTAAAGTAGGAGAATTTACAAATGGCAACAGCCTCACAATCATTGTTCAACATGACAGTAGCATCTGATAATGCCGGTGGCAATCAGGGCCTGTTAATGCCAAAACTACAATATCGCTTTAGAGTCAACTTCTTGAATTTCGGAGTTGATGCTGCAGGCGGATTATCATTAACTAAACAAGTAGTAGACTGCACACGTCCTAATTTAACATTTGACGAAGTAACACTAAACGTCTACAACTCAAGAATCTATCTTGCTGGTAAGCATACATGGTCAGAACTAACAATTAACGTTCGTGACGATGCTTCAGGCACAGTTTCAAGAGCGGTAGGTCAGCAATTGCAGAAGCAGTTAGATTTCGTAGAACAGGCTTCAGCGGCTACAGGTCAAGACTACAAGTTCCAAGTTAATATGGAAGTGCTAGATGGCGGTAACGGCACTAGTGCTCCAGTAGTGTTAGAAGCATGGGAGTGCTATGGTTGCTTCTTAAAGGGTGCTAACTATGGCGGCATGAACTATGCTACTAATGACCCTATGCAGATCGCATTAAACATACGTTATGATAACGCAATACAATCACCGTTATCAAGTGGCGTTGGCGCAAGCATAGGTAGAATCTTATCAGGCGACAGCGTAACTGGTATCGGCGGAACAACCTAATAGTTAGGAGTTCCTGACTATGGCGGGATTCGTTCAAAACCTACTTAAGGACGCTGCCGGAGCATTCTTCGGCAGCGATTACCTTAGAGATTACACCCACGCCAGCAAGACGTTTAGGACTAATAGTTATCAAAATGCTCCTAAACTCAAATTCATATTTCATACCTACTTTAATATCAATCCAGAAGCGTGGCCAGATTCAGTAGATAAAAATATAGGCTTATTAGTCAAAGAAGTAAAACTCCCTGCATACAGTTTCAACACTGTGCAGTTGAATCAATATAATAGAAAACGCATAATACAAACTAAGATTAGATATGAACCTATAAACATAACATTCCATGATGATAATGATAACCTCATCAATAGAATGTGGTATGCTTACTACACTTACTATTACTCAGACGCAACTAAACCAACTGTATTCTTAGGCAAGAGAGGTGCTGTACCTCCCAACAATGGTCAGAGTAATTCCACACAATCAACCAATGCTGATTATGATGTATCAAACATATATGATTATAGCATTATGGGAAATGATGACTGGGGGTATATAGGCGAAACATCAACTCCTCGATTAGGACACAAAGTACCATTCTTTAAAAATATAACAGTATTTGGTTTCAATCAACATAGTTTCACAGCACATACTTTAATTAATCCAATCATCACTAATTTTAACCACGACACTTATAGTTACAACGAAGGCGGCGGCGTGATGCAAAATTCTATGACAGTTGATTATGAGACTGTCGTATATAATGAAGGCGCTATAGACGGTAGATCGCCCGGCGATATCGTTACTGGATTCGGTGATCAAGCAACATATGATAGAAGAGAAAGCCCTATACAAAAAGCAGGGGCCAATGGCACTATATTGGGACAAGGTGGACTTGTAGATGCTGCCGGTGGATTTGTACAAGACCTAGCATCCGGCAATCTCTTTGGAGCAGTTCAAAAAGCAGGCACTGCATATAATACTTTCAAAAATAAAAATCTTAAGGTTACTGCTAAACAAGAATTAGAAGGCATGTTAAGACAATCTTTAGGTGGGTTCGGTAGTCCGATAAGTACAAACAGAAATATATTGTTTGACATACCAAATAAGTCAGTCACACCATATACGATAGGAGTAGCAGGGGCGCCTACAATCAGCAACTCACCTACACCTAACCCAGTAACAGTAGTACCTGTAGCAGGACAACAGGTAAGGAAGTAATATGAGATCGCTAGTTAATGTACAAGTATCAGGTATTGATAGAACTATAAAAATCTTTGATAGTTTTTACAATCAAAGCATATCTATACCTACAAATCAATATGATATCGTATTAAGTTTTTTCAGAGATGTATGCGAGACAGACGCAATAGCACAAAATTTTACAGCATTTCTTTTTAAAGTATCACAACAATCAGGCTTAGATGCAATCGAATTATTAGAAAATATCAAAGGCACATCGAAAAACAAACTTCAGTTAAATCAAACTCTCGCATACTATCTCAATAGTTTTAAATCTAAAACAAGCCTATATGGTGTAGCGGTAATACCTAAGCCTGTACAACCAGTGGCGCGCAATGTAGTTTTATGATATGGCAAATTTTGCTCAAGGCCGTTATCACGTAAGAAATAAACAAAAGTATATAGGCAAAGGCGCGCCTAAATATCGTTCGGGTTGGGAACTAACATTTATGATGTTTTGTGATAATCACGATAGCGTCATTCAATGGGCTAGCGAGTCTATTCAAATCCCATATAGAAATCCGTTAACGGGAAAACAAACTATATACATACCTGACTTCTTTGTATTATACCAAGACAAATTGGGACAGCAGAAAGCAGAAGTAGTAGAGATCAAACCTAAGAAACAAAGCCTAATTGAGAGCAGAGTGGCTAGCGCAAAAGACAGAGCAGTGGTAGCACTTAATCATGCAAAATGGGCAGCGGCGATGGCCTATTGCAAAAGGATAGGTTGTACCTTTAGAGTAATCACCGAAGATGATTTGTTCTATAAGGGTAAACGCAAATAAATACTGCATGACTAGAAAACTTGAAGAACTGTTCAACTTGTCCCAAGACGAAGAAAAATCTGAAGAATTTCAACTTCCACCTGAGACACAAGAGATTACAGTATCAGCATTAAACAACCTTGAGAAGATAGAAAATGCTCTACCTCAAGTGCGCGGACTTGAGACGGCTGACGTAGAGATGGATCAATTAGCGGACCTAGCACAGAGTAGTTATAAAGACTTGATGGATCTAGGTATGCAGGTTGATAGCCGCTTTAGCAGTGAGATTTTCGGGGTAGCCGGAACCATGCTAGGACATGCGATTACTGCTAAGACTGCTAAAGTAAGCAAGAAACTCAAGATGATTGAGTTACAATTGAAGAAGGCAGCACTGGATCAGAAGCAGTCAAGCAAGGACAAGGAGATTGACAATACTCCTTTAGGGGAGGGTAAATCGTTAGATAGAAACGAGATACTTAAGGCACTCCTAGACAAAAAGACGGATAAATGATAAATATTAGATACGGGAATTATAAGATATGAAAAGCCTAAAACAATACATTGCTGAAAGCGTACATTTGTACGATGTTACAATCAAGATCGCAGGTGAAGTTGACAAGAACTTCTTGGACCTATTCATCTACAATCTTAAGAAGTTTGAACCAGCAGGTCCTATCACACCCAAGACACTTCCTATAGCGAAAGATGTCTATGGTTTCCCCGGAATTAAAAACGAACCAGTAACATTGTTAAAGTGCAAGTTCCGTTATCCATGCACAGAACCAATGGTTCAGCAATTAGCACAATTGTTAGGTTACAATTTGAATTATGTTCGTTTGGTTGATAGTAAGTATGACGATAGCATCAATCGTGAGCAAGAAGAATATGCTAACCAAATGGAACCAAACAACAAAGACTTTGATAAGATCAGTGGTGCAGAACAAGCAAATAAAGATTATTCTGATTCATATCTAAGCAGTATCAAAGAGCAATCAAAAGATAGTAAGATCATGATGCCGTATGCTGCCAAAGAAACACCAGATTCATTCGACCCTTTCAAGCCTTATTTAGATGATAAATCAATGGGTGATAAGAGTCCTATGACAAACATCAAACGTCCAGAAAAGCCTAAGACAGGCGCGATGGCTTAAGAGGAACCAATCATGGATTTTAGAAAATTTTTAGAGATGGTTAATGAAGAAGATGCGTATGATAAAGACGTTAAACCTTCTGATAAACCGCATGACAAAGAAGCAGCCAGTGATCGTGCCAAAAAAGCCGCACTAGCCGCTAAAGACAAAAAGAAATCATTGAAAGATTGGTTCGATATCATTGATAAGAACATGATCAATGAAGCGGAGCAATTAACTATTGAGCCTGCAAAGCAATCTACACAGGTAATCAAGCAAGGTACTAAGACATTAGGTACTGTTAGCAATCCTGCACTTGCCGCAACAATCAAATCAGCGATAGGCAAGGGCGAGATGAGTTTAGCCGGTGACGAACTTAATGAACTAAGCCCGAACACTATCAAATCAGCAGCCGCAAAGCGTGATGCGCAACAGCCTGGTCAAATGTCACAGGCTACACAACGCAAAGACATAGAGACACACCTAACTAATCGTATCAATATGAATAAGAAATTAGGTGAAGAAGAACTTGACGAAAAAGCAGTAAGCAAAGCACAGCAAAAATTCATGGGCATGGTACGTGCCGCGCAAAAAGGCGAGAAGCCTATGAGCAAAGCAGTAGCAGATGTTGCCAAGTCAATGAAAAAGGGTGATGTTAAAGACTTTGCACAAACTAAACACAAGGGTCTTCCTGAAAAGAAAAAGAAGACTAGCGAAGCAGAGATTCCAAAGTCAGGTCCTGACTATGGTGCAGGTTTAGGTGCAGGTCGCAAAGATAACGTATTAGAGGCAAAGCCAGATTTTATTGATCTTGATAAAGATGGTAACAAGAAAGAGTCAATGAAGAAGGCATCAGCCGACAAAAAGAAAAAGAAGGTAGACGAAGCAATGAATACATTAGAAGCAGCCTATCACGAAGGCAAATCACATGGTTTAAGTAAGCATAGTTATGCTAGTAAATATAATGAAGGTAGTGATGAACACCGTCGTTATCACGAAGGTTATAAAGAAGGCATCGATGAGTGCTATGGCTTAATGCCAAATCGCGGCCTAGTAGTTAGCGAAGTTGAATCTGGTCAGGATGTCGTAGACAATATGGCAGGTTACGGCGCCGAAGAAGGCAGCATGGGAGAGATGGGGATGGCAGCAGATCCAGGCGCAGGTATGGCGGGCGTAGGAGAAGGTAATGCATTCACAGCCGCTCTTGCTAAAGCAGACAAAGGTGATAAGTTTTCAGTAGGTGGCAAGACATTTACTGATCGTTCAAACTATAGCGCAAAGATCGATGAATTTGCATTTGAATCCCTAGATAAGCAATTGAATGATTTGCTTAACGAAGGCCTAAGCGTAAACATGTCACAAGGTTTAAACGACGGCATGGGAGATGATTCAGTTAGTGTTTCAGCAACAGGTGATGATGCAGGCAAGTTGTTAGCATTCATCAAACAAGTTGGTCTAGGTGGATTAGGTGGTGAGCAACAAGTAGACGGTCCAGCAGAACCAGCAATGGCTGTAAGTGATTACGGTGCACCTAAGTTCAGTGGTTATGATGACAAAGGCGGCATGATGGGTCTATTGAAGGTCATGTCAGGTGGCGATGACTATAAAGATGAAGAAGGTCATGATCACGCTAAAGAAGAAACTTGCAACGAGTGCGGTGGCATGATGGAAGCAGGTCATAAGTGCGGCGAAGGTAAAGAGATGGTCGATGAAGTAGAATCAGAAGATCAGATGGAATATCAAGTTGCAGAAGATGATGGTGAAGGTTACGAGCAAGTTCAAGAAGCCGCAGCACAAATTGATTCAGCGATGGCAGCAGGTGGAACCGCAAAAGGCGGGGCG